CTGTACTTGCGGAGCCGACCCGAAGAACGCGGCCCCTGCGTGGATGCGTGATCCGAAGTGACCGACTACACCCGCCTGACGTTCGCCCAACTGAGGCAGTTGCGCGACCAATACCCCGACAATAGCCCCATGCAGGCGATGCTTGCGCCATACGAACACCAGGCCTTCGCCCGCGAGTGGACGCAGGACAGCCCACTAGTGGCCGCGCCCGCGCTGGCAGTGTCGATTCCCGGCTACGCGCTGGCGAAGCTGCTGGGCCTGCAACACGGGCGCACGAAGTCGAGCCTCGCTGAGATGGCCGGCGGCTATCGCGGGATCGGGCAGGGGCTTGCCTCGTTGATGGAGCCGAAATGATCCTCGCCAAAACCCTTTACTTCGCCGATGGGGAAACCCGCAAGGTGGAACAGCAATGGGCGGCCGAGTGCGAGAAGCGTGGCACCACGATTAGCAGCAGCACTTGGGACTTCGCCAATGGAACGGCATCCAGCCCCGCCGTGACTGGCACCAAGGCGACGTGCCTGCTTACCCCGACAAGCTGCGGGATGCTGACCAATACCGTGGCCCTAGCAAATGGCGAGACGCTGGTAGCAACTCGCGCCATTGCCATGAACGGGGCACCGCCCAGGGACTATGTGTGATGGGCAGGCCGACCGACTACCGCCCCGAGTATTGCGAGCAGGTGATCGAGCTTGGCAAGCAGGGGAAAAGCGTCGTCCAGATGGCGTGCGCCTTGGACGTTGTGAAGCAGACTCTGCATAACTGGGCCGCCGAACACCCTGAGTTCTTGGACGCCTTTACGCGTGCGAAGCAGCATTCGCAGGATTGGTGGGAGACGAAGGCACAGACCGGGTTGGAAACCGGCGGGTTCAATGCCTCGCTATGGTCGCGCTCAATGGCGGCCCGGTTCCCTGACGACTATACGGAACGCCAGAAGCGGGAAGTGACTGGCAAGGACGGCGGCCCGGTCGAGCAGACCCATCGCATTGAACGGGTAGTGGTCGATCCTAAGGCGTGAGCGTCCTGCAAATCCCGACGGCGCGAGTATTCGTGCCACTGCTTTCGCCTGCCCGCTACAAGGGCGCGCATGGAGGCCGAGGCTCAGGGAAGAGCCACTTTTTCGCTGAACTGCTGATCGAGGATTGCGTCGCCAATCCGGGGCTTCGTGCCGCATGCGTTCGAGAGGTTCAGAAGAGCCTGAAAAACTCGGTCAAACTGCTGGTCGAGGACAAGATCAAGGCGCTGGGGCTTTCCGGCTTTGAGAGCTTGGAGGCCGAGATCAAGACGCCTGGCGGCGGGGTCATCATCTTTCAGGGTATGCAGAACCACACGGCCGACAGCATCAAGTCGCTGGAAGGGTTTGATCGCTGCTGGGTTGAAGAGGCGCAGAGCCTTAGCCAACGCAGCCTTGACATGCTCCGGCCGACGTTCCGAAAGCCGGGTTCGGAAATGTGGTTTAGCTGGAATCCGAACAAGCCGACCGACCCGGTGGACCAATTCCTGCGCGGCGAGGTCATGCCGACGGATGCGGTTGTGGTCGAAGCAAACTACTCCGACAACCCGTGGCTGCCTGCCGAATTGCGGGCAGACCTTGAGGATGACCGGATACGAGATCCGGACAAGTTCGCCCATGTGTGGGGCGGCGCTTATGCGCTGAACGCGCAAGCCCGGGTGTTCCGCAACTGGAAGGTCGAGGCGTTTGATACGCCGGCAGACGCGATTCATCGCTTCGGGGCGGACTGGGGCTTTGCGATAGACCCAACGGTACTGGTTCGCTGCCATGTTGAAGGACGGACGCTCTACGTTGACCAAGAGGCATGGGAGGTCGGCTGCGAGATAGACAAAACCCCGGCCCTGTTCGACAAGGTAGAAGGCAGCCGCAAGTGGCTGATCCGCGCCGATAGCGCGAGGCCGGAAACGGTCAGCTACATGCAGCGGCAGGGCTTCAAGATCGTGGGCGCCTTGAAGGGGCCGGGGAGCTTGGAGGATGGCGTCGAGTTCCTGCGCTCGTTCGACGTTGTAGTCCATCCACGCTGCGCCAACGTCGCCAAGGAACTGGCGCTTTACAGCTACAAGATCGACCCGCACACGGAGGAAATCCTGCCGGTGCTGGACGACAAGAACAACCACACGATTGACGCGCTGCGGTATGCGCTGGAAGAGCTGCGCCGATCCGGCTTCAGGCCGCCCAAGAGCGCGCCGCCAAAGCGCCAGCGTTCCGACTATGGCTACCGCCCGCAATCGGCGGACAACTGGAAAACAGCATGACGGACAACAAGGCCACGGACGGCCCGGACCACGGCAAGCTGCTGCGACAGTTTGAGGAAGCCTTCGACAGCACGCAGGATGCCCGCCGACTGGCCGAGCGCGACCGCGACTATTACGACGGCAAGCAATACACGGACGAAGAGTTGGAAACTCTGCGCCAGCGCAAGCAGCCGCCCGTGGTGTCCAACCGCATCAAGCCGAAGATTGACGCGCTGCTGGGCTTCGCCAAGAAGAAGCAGATGCAGCCCAAGGCGTACCCGCGCACGCCCAAGCATGAGCAGGAGGCCGATAGCGTCACCGACGCAGTGCGCTTTGCCTGCGACCAGGCGCGGTTCGATGTTGTCCGGATGGATGCTGCGGAAAACCTGTTCATCGAGGGCATCCCAGCCGCGTCTGTGACGGTCGAGATGCGCGGCGGCCAGCCGCAGATCAAGATCACCCATGTACCGTGGGATCGGTTCTATTACGACCCGCACAGCCGCAAGCGGGACTTCAGCGATGCGGCTTATTTGGGCGTTGTGCTGTGGATGGATGACGCCGAGGCCAAGCGCCTGGCAACTGATCCCTCTGTAGTGGACGGCTGCTACGGCGAAACCGACACGGGCGAAGGTGAGACCTACGACGACCGCCCCAAGGTTTCATGGTCGGACACCAAGCGCAAGCGCATCCGCGTGTTGCAGCACCGTTGGCAGGAAGCCGGCCAGTGGATGACTGCCATCGTCTGCAAGGGCGGGTTCCTGCGCGATCCGCAACCCAGCCCGTACCTCAATGAGCATGGCGAGCCGGAGTGCGACCTGATCGCGGGCTCCGCTTATATCGACCGCGACAACAACCGATACGGCGACGTGCGGCAGATGATTTCGCCGCAGGACGAGATCAACAAGCGCCGGTCGAAGGCGCTGCACCTGCTGAACAGCCAGAAGATCGTGGCCGACATGGGCGCCGTGGTGGATGTTGAACAGACGCGCCGAGAGATGGCAAAGCCCGACGGCTATGCCGAGGTCATGCCTAATTCCCGGTTCGATGTGATCGAGCAGCAGGCGCTTGTCGCCGGCCAGTTCCAGCTTTTGCAGGAAGCCAAGGCCGAGATTGACGCATCGGGCGTTGACCCTGCGCTGTCCGGCGACACACGGGCACCGTCTGGCCGCTCGCAGGAAATGCTCACACAGATGGGCTTGGCCGAGAAGGAAGTGACCTTTACGGCTTTGCAGGATTGGTGCTGGCGCGTCTATCGCGCGACGTGGAATCGCATCCGCCAATACTGGACGGAAGAGCGGTGGATTCGCGTCACGGATGACCAGCGGAACCTGAAATGGGTGGCGTTGAACCGGCAGGTGATCGACCCGGAGACAGGCATGGCGACCATCCAGAACCCGGTCGCGGAATTGGACGTGGATATCATCCTTGAGGATGGCCCGGACAGCGTGACGATTCAGGCCGAGCAATACGAGCAATTGGTCGAGTTGAAGAAGGCCGACCCGAGCATCCCGACGGTCGCGGTCATCGAGGCTTCGCAGCTTCGCAACAAGGACAAGCTGGTCGAGATGATACAGCAGGGCGGCGTTCCGCCCCAAGTCCAGCAGCAGATGAAGCAGATGCAGGAAGAACTGCAACAGTGCCAGAAGCAGCTACAGGAAGCGCAGGCCGCTGCGTCCGACAAGGGCGCGGATAACCAGCTCAAGGCGATTGAGCTTCGGATCAAGGAATACGAGGCCATTACGGCCCGCATCACGGCGCTCAAGCCCGAGCCGATTGGGGATATCCCCGACGGTTGGCAGGGGGACGCCTCAACCCCGCAAGTCCCCGACGGAGCAATGCAATGACCCAAGGCACGACCAATTTCCCGACCGCGCTGGATACCGAGCGAGTCAATCCCTCCAACATGGATTCGTCCGAGGCCGCGCTGCTTGCAATGCAGGCCCATCGCGGCATCCTGCGCGTCCACGCGACTGACGGCGCCATTTCCCCGGTTGCGGGCGAGGCGGTGCTGACCAAGGGTTCCGCTGGCGCTTATACGCTGGCCGCGCCTGCGACCGATGGGATGCGCCTGTGCATCACCGCCGGCAGCGCCTTCGCGCATGTGGTCACGGCTACCGACCTGATCCAGGACGGCGTAACTGGCGGCCCGAAGGACACCATGACCTTCGGCGCTTACGTTGGCTCGTCCATCGACCTGCTGGCCTACAACGGCAAGTGGCACGTCGTTGGCAAGAACGTGGTGACCGTCGCCGGTTCGTAATCGCATCAAGCGCAGCAAGAGAGCCGCCTCCGGGCGGCTTTTTTGTTGCCACTCCTTTGGGCGTGAGGGTCACGCCTACGGACGCCCACGGATTGGGGCGAGACGGGACGACGCCGCACGGTCGAGCAAGGAAGCGAAAACATGAGCGAGCCAGAGATTGATTTTCTATCGGAAGAAGCGCCCGAGGCAGTCGAGACGGAAGTTGTCGAGACGCCGCCTGTCGCGGGAACGGTCGAACCGCCGGTAACTCCGGCACCCGAGGCGCCGACGGCCCCGGAACCGAAGGAAGAGCATGTCCCACTCGCTGCACTGAAGGCGGAGCGCAAGAAGCGCCAAGAGTACGAAGACCGGCTGCGTCAATACGAGCAGCAACAGGCCCAGCAACCCCAGCCCAACTTCTACGAAGCCCCGGAACAGTACGTCCAAACGCTCCTGCAGCAGCACAACCAGCAAATGACGCAACGCATGCTGGGCGCGCTGGAAGCGCAGGCGCGCGAGGTTTATCCGGACTACGACGAAGTGTTCGAGATCGTGCAGGAAAACGCGGCGGGGAACCCCGTCGTTGTCCAGCAGATTATGCAGGCGCCAAACCCGGCGATGGCCGCCTACAAGCTCGGCAAGCAATTGCGCGAGATGCAGGCGATGCAAGACCCGGATGCCTACAGGGCAAAGATCGAGGCCGAAATCAGGGCCAAGGTCGATGCCGAATACAGGGCGAAAGAGGAAGCGAAGCTCAAGGCCGCGAATGCGATTCCGCCTGATCTAACCGCTGCACGGGCAGCTAGGGACGATGAAGTCCCGCCCGATGACAGTCTCGAATCAATCCTGAAATCCAAACGCTAAGGAAGGCGTACAACCATGACTCTTTCGACCACGGCGACTGAAAATGTCGTCAAGCAGTGGGACTCGGACTTTTACCGCGAATACATCCGAGCCAATCGTTTCTCCAAGTACCAAGGCACCGACAGCAATTCGGTCATCCAGCTCAAGGAGCAACTCACCAAGAAACCCGGCGATGCCCTGACCATTTCGCTGGTCAAGGCGCTGTCCGGCTCCGGCGTGACTGGCAACACCCTGCTGGAAGGCGCCGAGGAATCGCTGCTGAACTACGGCCAGCAGATCACCATCCAGGCCTACCGCAACGCGGTTGCCATCACCGAGTGGGAGGAGCAGAAGTCGGCCCTTGGCCTGCGCAATGCGGCCCGCCCGGTGCTGAAGGACTGGGCGATGGAACTCAACCGCTCGAAGGTCATTTCGGCGATGGGTTCGGTGATTGCCGACGACGGCAGCATCGTGCCCTATGCGACGGCGACCTCCACGCAGCGCGACGAGTTCATCGCGTCCAACGCCGACCGCGTGCTGTTCGGTTCCGCCAAGGGCAACACGAAGTCCACCTTTGCCTTGTCCCTTGCGGAACTGGACAGCACGAGCGACAAGCTCAGCTACAGCATGATCTCGCTGGGCAAGCGTATGGCCAAGCTCGCCGACCCGATCATCCGCCCCATTCGCGTGAACGATGACGAAGAGTGGTACGTCGCGTTTGCCGATTCGCTGTCCTTCCGCGACCTGAAGGCATCGCTGGCGACGATCAACCAGAACGCGGAAGTTCGCGGCAAGTCGAACCCGCTCTATACCGACGGCGATCTGATCTATGACGGCGTGATCATCCGCGAGGTTCCGGAGATCGGCGCGCTGACCACGAACGTTGGGCAGGTGTTCCTGTGCGGCGCCCAGGCGGTCGGCCATGTGATCGGCAAGCGTTGGGCGTCCAGCACCGATACCCGCGATTACGGGTATGTGCATGGCGTGGGCATCGCCGGCTACTTCGGCACGCAAAAGCTGGTTTACAACGGCGTGCAGAACGGCATGGTGAATATCTACACCTACGCTGCGGCTGACGCCTAAGCGGAACTCGGCGGGGCTGTTTCGGCAGCCCCGCTTTTCTCTGCACGGATGCACCACGGGCCAAGGATGGCCCAACTCTTTCGAGGCCACGGATGGCGACCGCAAGCGACATTATTAGCCGCGCACAGCGGTTGATCGGCATTCTGGACGCCGGCCAAGCAATGCAGGCGGACGAGGCGCAGGACGCGCTCGATACGCTCAATGCAATGCTCGCGGAAATGCACGAAGCCGGCTTCGGCTTTCCGCAATACAGTTTTGACGCGCTGACCACCGTACAGGACACCGACGACGCTGACCGGGAGGCGCTTTCCTACGCGCTGGCGTTGCGGATGGCGCCCGAGTACGGGGTGAGCATCACGCCTGAAATCGCCAGCGTTGGACAGCAGGCGATGTACCGCCTGCGCAGCCGCTACTTCGTGCCTTCGCACCCAATCCCGAGCTGCTACTTCTGATGCGCAAGTGGCGCCCCTTCCCCCTGCCTGACGGCAGCTACAGCGACGAAACGCGTCCGTGGTCGCAACAGGACGTGGTGAATTACCTGCCCACGAAGGCTGAGCTTCCCGGCGCGCGTTCGGGAACGAAATACATCCCGTGCCCCGGCATGGAAGCGTTCGCCAAGATCGGCTACGGGCCGTTCCGTGGGATGCGGGACGTGGAAGGCAAGCTGTTCGCGGTGGCGGGAAACCGCCTGTTCCAGATTTCCACCGCTGGCGTTGCCA